CCAACAAGCCACAATCAATTAGCATTGGGGTCGGCAACATACCCACTATCAACTACAAACGGTGGTACATGCCTAGTAGTAAATATTAATGGTGTGATTAAAAAAATAGCATTGATTTAATCACAAAGTTAATTAAATCTACGCATGTTGAAAAACGCGCTGTTCCATATTGAAGGTGGTTTGGGGAAAAATATAGCTGCAACCGCAGTAATCAGATCTTATAAAAAATCTAACCCAGATACTGATATAATTGTCACTACTGCTTATCCCGAATTATTTAAAAATGATTTTAATATCAAAAGATCTTTTTTAATGGGTAGCACACCATATTTTTACGAAGATTATATCTATAATAAAAATATTGATATTTTTGCACATGATCCATATAAAACAACAAACCACATTACCAAAAAATTACACGTAATTGAATCTTGGTGTGGTATGCTTGACGTTGAATTTGATAAGCAGTTACCGAACATCAATTTTAATTTCCGCGAAAAAGAGATGGCTTACAAATTTTTACCGAATACCGATAAACCATTATTAATATTTCAACCTTTTGGTGGTCCGCAAAATCAAGATATCCCATATTCTTGGATGAGAGATATTCATCCGAAAATAGCTCAAGATATAGTCAATCATTTCAAAGAAAAATACACAATTTTACATATCTGTTACCCCCACCATCCCTCATTACAGAATGTGGTTAGACTTGATCAATTCTTAAACAAAAAGATTTTATGTGCAATGATGGAATTTTCACAGAAAAGAATTTTAATTGATTCATCTCTACAACATGCTGCCGCTGCAATGAATCTTCCATCAACTGTGATGTGGGTCGGAACACAACCTGAAGTATTTGGTTATAACATTCATAATAACATAATTCCAGAAAAATCTTTTCCCATGGGTAATATAAATTCATATTTATATGATTACAGTTTCAATGGATTGGTTCATGAATGTCCATATGATAATATTGAAGATATCTTCAATATTGAAAAAATTGTAGCATGAAAAACATACATTATGTTTCGGGATTACCTAGATCAGGTAGCACATTATTGATGAACCTCATGGCACAAAATCCGAAAGTTTTTTGCACTCCCACATCAGGATTATTTCAATTATTACACGATATTAAAGTTTCTTGGAATAACATCATTGAACACAGAGCAGATAAAAATGCTGGAAAAGATGATAATTTAAAAAGAATTTTAAAAAGCACTTTACAGAATTATCACGATACTGATAAAGAATTTGTTTTAGATAAGTGTAGAGGTTGGGGAGGCGGTATTGAGATGTTGGAAACCATAACCAATAGAAAAGTTAAAATTATTGCACCTGTGCGTGATATAAAAGAAGTATTGGCTTCTTTTGAAGTTCTCTATAGAAAAGGTTCTTATAAATTTCCACCCCAAGGACCGATGCCGCAATGTATAAATACTGAAGGTCGAATGATGCATTGGGCTAGTTTAAATGGTGAAGTTGGGGTCGCATATAATATTTTAAAAGATGCCTTTCAAAGAGGATTGGGTGATAGATTTTTATTGGTTGATTACGATTATCTTACGAATGAACCAGAACGAACTATGAACGTAATTTGGGATTTTCTCGAAATACCTAGATGTAATCACGATTTTAAAAATATTATAAATCAAACAATAGAAGATGATGGTGTTTATAATTATGTTGATTTACATAAAATTAAAAGCTCAGTGATCCCATCAAAACCTAAAGCAATTGAAATTTTAGGGGAAAATTTATGTAAAATTACAGATGGATACGAATTTTGGAAAAATTTAGCTAAATAATAGCATGTCATTATTAGGAGACAATACAATACCATTACGAGTGCCAGTGCCAAAGAAGATTAAACTGGAAAATACAACCAGACGTATTAAAGAATTGTCAAAAAATTGCTTTAATAATTTGGTTAAAACCCAAAGAGATGGTATTGATCTCATGTGGAATCATGAAAACTTGACTCCTCAAGAAATTATCGATGAATTGGGAGTTGATGTATTCAAAGTTTTCCATTTCCACGCTAAATTGACACAATTAATTTCAGAATTGGCACAATTTGATGGTTCCACTGTTGAATTGAAATATCCAACTAATTCATTCGATATGGATGTTAATGCTGGAACTGTAACTGTAACCAATAAACCATATCAACCATAATTTATGAGAAAAAAACAAACAACACTAGGAGATGTTTACGGAGAAATGCTTAAAAGTGTTAAAACCGTTGTGAATGAGAATGCTCAGGAAAACATCAACAAATCGAAAAAAATTCCTAAAATGTCAAAAAATGCATTTAATGATAAAATGGACATTCAAAAAGGGGGACCGACAGAAAAAGGTGGTTTCCATAAAGCATTGAATGATGATGATTGTGGTTGTGATGAAGAAGACAACGAAGAACAATATAGTAGAATTTCTGAAATCGAAGAAAAATTAAAAAATCCTAATCTATCTGATACAGAAAAAGCTTCTTTTGAGAAAACTCTCAAAAATATGAAAAAAAATATGCAAAGAGAAGAAGCTGAAGAAAATATTGTTAAAGAATCTAAAAAAATTGCAAGAGAAAGACTAAATACTTTTATGATGAAAAAATCTACATTTGATAAATTGTTTGAATCTGTTATGGGTAGCGATTTCTCCGAAGACGCTGAAAACGCTGCATTGGGTCTTTCCGATGCTCCTACTGATGATGAATTCGGTGATGACATGGGTGATGACATGGGTGATGAAGATATGGGTGATGAAGTTACCTTTACTCTTGATCGTGCTACTGCTCAAAAACTTCATGATGTGCTTATGGGCGTTCTTGGAGGTGAAGAAGACCTTGGTGACGAAGGTGATGATCTAGACTTCGATATGGAAGGCGAAGAAATGGACGAAGAAGGTGATATGTATGACGACGAAGAGGAATACGAAGAAGATGAAGAAACCTTCCCTACCGATAAAGTTGGTAACGATGGGACAATTGGTGCTAAAAACTCCAAAGATGGTTCTCACAAATTCCAATCCAAGAATAACAAAGTTGGTGGTCGCCCACAACCTAAAAATCAAGGAACCAAAGTAACGGGAGTTACTGATAAAGTTGGTAACGATGGTGATTACGGTCATGCTCTACACGGCGCAAAACAACCAAACATGGGTAAACAAAACAAAGTGTCTGATTTGAGAACATCGGAAGACTACTTCCGCTAATAATTTCTAGAAAAAAATAAACTCAAGAAGGGAGAATCGTGGTGATTCTCCCTTTTTTTCTTAAATAATAACATGGAATCTTTTCTGGAATTTTTTGAAAAACACAACGGTGTCATACTGGAATACCGACACAAAGATGCTTTCGGAAATATCAAACAGAGTTTAGTAAATCCTAGAAACAAAAAAGGTGGTAGTGATATTGCTCGCATGGTTAATAGGAAAAATATTTCAACTAAAGGACCATATCAAAAGATCAGAAGTAATGGACAAATTTTAATTGGTGATGAATTATTAAAAGAGTTGGGATCTTTGGGTGGCATCGAATTTGAAGATGGAAAGGAAATCAAAAGAAAGAATTCCGATCAAATGATAAAAATGTTTACCAATCTTCATGGTCAACAATGTGGAAAAATCGTAGAAATTAAAAAATAATGGCTGGATGTCCTACAATACCTTTATCGTGCTTAACACCTGAAAACATCTTTGCTGGTGTTTATCGTCCTAATTGTGGTGGATTTGCTGATCCATCCAATTTCCAAGCAGAAAGAGCAATTTTCAATTCTCAATTTGGAGAACTTATCAATAATTACGGTGTGACGATTGGTTACATGGTCAATACTTTTGAACCAGACCAAATGAACTCTATTTACGGTGAACACACCACGATGTATTGGTTGAGTGCAATGGAAATCAAAGCATATATTCAGATGGAGAACGGTTCTCCGATTTATGCTTTGGCTGGTATGGATTCTCCTGATACACTAACACTGTATCTACACATTGATGATTTTGAAACAAAATTTGCATCCTTGAGTTATTTTCAGAATCATCCATTGGAACCCAAATCACAGGATAAGATTATCGTTTATCCATTTGGTTGCGATAGACCAAATGGTAGAAGTGCTAAGATATTTGAAGTGACAGAGGCGATGGATGAGGATCAATCAGAACTCAATCCAGCAATGGGTCATTATGTGTGGAGACTAAAAGCTGTTCGTAGTGAACACAATTTCGTTACCAATGAACCTAGAGAAGCATTCAATCAACAAATTGCTGATAATTCTTACTTTGGTAAAATATCTTCAGTATTGTTCCCTGCATTGTCTAGTGCTTTGAGTGCTAATAAGATTTATACGGAAAATTCCGATGATATTGTGAGAAATGAGATATTCCCACCATCTACAGGAGGTAGTGATGGGAGT